ATATAATCTAGGTCAAATTGAAACCTTTTCTCTTTAGTGTGATACCATTCATATCTATTTTCTGCGTCATCAATATAGTCGTGACCAATATGATTGTCAAAAGAAACTGCTAATGCGTCTGATAAAATACCAGGTATTGCCTCTGGTGTTCTAGTTTTATCTTTATTATCAAGTATTTTAATACCACTTAATACTGCATTGTGAACGGCACGGTCTTTACACCACTTTTCAGTAGTATCTAAAAGCCATTGTTCATCTTGTTCAGTATTTTGTATTGTGTTTATATAATCTTTTATTTGTGTATGTTCAGTATCATTGATATCTTTTCTTGAAGATATTTCAATTAGTATTGCGTCTTTAGTAGGAACATTATTATACTTTGTAATAAAATTAAATACAGAGTTAAACATTATCTGTTCAATTCTATTTACAAAATATTCTTCTTTTAGAAAAGGTAAAACCTTTCTAGCATACTCTTCTTTATAAAAGAGATTACTTAAAATTGTGTATTCTATTCTATCATTATACATAAGTCAAATAAGTTCCTAAAAAATATTTTGCGTATCCTGGTCCTTTTGGTAATTTACCAGCGTGAAGATATGGCCATAGAGGAGGAAACATAAAGAGTTTTCCTTTTTTTGGTTGTATAGTATCACCAAATACTGGAAAAATAGTTTCGCCTTCTTTAAAATCATCATTCAAATAAACCATCATATGTAAAAACCTTGCAGCTGATGGATGACTAGTGACATCAACGTGATGTTTAAACTCTTCATCTTGTCCTATAACATATCTTTTTATCTTAAATTCTTCCCAACCATATCTTTTAGGCCATTGAACAGGATGTAAATTAACATCTTCTTTATATCTTTTAACTGCACCTTGAAATCTGCCTATCATTAATTTATTTAAATCTCTAAACCTATCGTGTTTCATTATGTTCATTCTCATACAGGTACATTGATTACAAATTTTGGTACCATCTTTTTCATAACATAAATCAAGTTCTTTTACTCTATCCATTTCCTCTGTTAGTGTTTGTTCATATAATTTAACAAACTCATCACATATTTCCGGCTCTAAAAAATTATCATAAGCCCTACTATAAAAATTGATATCAGGTAATTGCCTTGCCACTTTTTACTTGTTCCTCTAATAGTTCTAATAATATATCACCTATAAAATCAATAAATTCTTGATTGTCATTTAAATTATATTCAGTAGGGTTTAATGCCACCGTATAATCAAACTTCATAGGCAACTTGCCTTCTTTCATTTCAGATTCAGGCGCAAAAGAAACTTTACCATAGTGATAGATTACACCGATAAATTTACCCTCTGTAATTTTTATACAAGAGTATTCATCGCCTTCTCTATGGGCAAAAATATATCTTTTATTCTTCGTCTGTTCCGTAGGTGAATTTTTGTTTTGCGTACTCATCTATTTGTTTTAATACCTCATCTGTAAAATATTTCTCTGGCTCTGCATAGATTGTTTTACCAAAGGCCTTACCTGCTGGAGTTTCATATCTTGTAGATACTTTCTTAAATACACCTGCTTGTTCAGCCATTTCTAAAAGACCATAGTATTTGTCAAGACCTTGTTTATAAGTTAATCTTACATCTATTTGAGCGTTCTCTTTTGTAATTCTTGATTTATAATTTTTACAATGAATAATATTACCAACAACCTCGGTGCCGTCTTTTTCTTTTCGTTTACCGAGATAGATGATTGAAGAGGCAGCGTATTTCAAACCTGAACCGCCACCCATTTCTTTTTGGGGAAACATACTGCCAATCACATCATAAGTATGATTGGTCATTATCATAGGAACATTTGCTTGACCTAGTTTCAAAGTTAATACTCTGAAAGCAGACTTAACAATTTGAGACCTTGTCATATCTCTAGTCTCTTTACCAGCAGCTGTATCTTCCATTTCTTTTGTAGTAGATAACATACCTAAACTATCTAATACAAACATCATAGGTTTTCGTTTGTCTTCTGGTTGTTCCAAATATTTGTCTATAACTTTAATTGATTGTGTTCTAAATTCTTGCACGGTAGCCACAGGCATTACTAATAATCTATTACTATCAACACCTCTTGTCTCAATCATATCTTTTGAGATTGCATTTTCTGATTCAAAGTAAATAACACCTGCGTCTTTGTTTGAATCTAAAAAATGTTTTACAACACCTAACGCAAAGAAAGTTTTACCTGTTGCAGCTTCACCAGCAATCGCTGTAATACGATTACTAGGCATACCGCCATATATTGAACCTGAAAGAAGAGCATTGAAAGAATAAGAACCTGTATCTATAAAACTATCAATATCACCACCAGCAACACCGTCTTTTGCTAATGTAGCATACTCATTTCCTGTTTCTTTGATTATGTCCTTTAAAAAATCGCTCATACTCTTCCATTTCCTTTTCTGTATAACTTAATGTATACCATTTAATGTTTTCACTATACACGAAATCATAGATTTTGTCAAGCTCTGGAGCGCCAAAATCCAAACTGATATAGTCATTATATCTCCTGTATATTGTGATTCTCATACTCTCGCCACATTTTTCTCATACGCATATATTTAGAGTCTTTGGCTACTCTGTTTCTATACTCTCTAAATATTGTAGCCGATTTTGCAAAGTGGCAAGTCATTGCGTCTGGCTCTTGTGGTTTTACATTTCTATTTTCATCATACTTATTACCGTCTCTATGGTTAGCATAACGTCTTGCTCTTGTAAAACCCATTTCTAAAAATTTTCTACACATATCCATACCTACAAAATCATTCTTTGCTCTGTAATCTGCATACATTGTATAAATTTTTTCTGCTGATTTTTTTGCAATAGCAGGTGTCTTAAACTTCCAATATTTACATATATCATTTGTATAAGGTTTTACAAGTAATACTCCTTGTTCGCCTCTACCTATACGATAAAGTTTTCTGGTTTCTTTATCTGTAAAATATAAATTTTTATAATCTAATTTATAATCAAACTCTATCATTTTGCTCTTTTACTTCTTTTATGTAGGTACTCTGCAACTTTATATATTCTATGTAAATTGGTAACTTTATCTTTCCAATGTTTTTCCATAAGAGGTTCCGCTATCCTTCTAATTGCTTTGTGTTCTTTTGATTGTCTAACACCTGCTTCAAATACAGCACCACCTGATAATTTTTCCTCTTTTGTAAAATCATCTATCTTATTATGTCTATCTCGCTGTCTTTTGTCCATACTTCTAAATTAGTTCTTAAACGTTTTTCTTCTTGTAATTTATAGAAACGTTTGGTAGAAAGTTTACGCCACCATTCTATAATCTCATTGTCATAAAATCTATCATAATTTTGTGCCTTTGTAATCTTATCTGTTTTACCATTTACAATATCAATAAAGTTTTCTATACCATAATTAGATACGTAATATCTTTTTTGTTCAGTTAAATTCTTGGCATTTATAATAGTTGTATTAAAATTTTTAAGGTCATCACCGTCTAATGCTCTTTTAACAAGACCAATAATACCTGTGGTCATTTTTAATTTTCTACTTGAAGCACCTTCTTTTACAAGATTACCTTTACCAATAATATCTTCAACATATTCTACCAAATCAAGATAAGGTTTGCCGTGCAACATAGGTATAAAGTCTGACATTGTATTGCCTTTGTATCTTAAAAATGGTTTCATACCATCATACATTGAGGCACCTTTTGTATTACCATATAAACTTGTTGTCTCAAACATAACTAAATTCATATCATATTTTTTGTTTAGTTTTTCTCTAACTTCGTGAGAACAACATAAACCAGCCAGTAATTTACCACCTAGATAATTATAACCAAAAGGCTGGCAAGGTACAATAACAAAACCCATAATGGCTGTTTTATTAAATACTGATAAATCGGGTACATTACCAAGTAAAGTATTCCTAGGCTTGCAATTGATAACTGGACTACCAAAGCGCATAAAGCCAACATACTTGTTTGTATTTTTTTCTTTAACTGCAAGTTTCAATGCCTTTCCTGGAATACTTACCATATTACTATGACTTGATATCATATTAATACAATTATCCCAAGTGTTGTTATCTAATTCTACCACTTCTAAATCCATAACCTCTGGTGACATTGTAAAGTCATCAAACATATCAGAATCAAAACCCATACCAGGAAGTGGTTGAGCAATTGTTTCTATTTGTGCCATTTTTTGGTCACGCATATATTCATCTATACGATTAAATTGACCAAAGTAGTCATTAAATACACCAGCACAATGTAAGGCTTGTTCTTTAGTTAGGTTTTTCATTATTCATCATCATTAACATTATCAAAGGTACACTATAACATAGTCCTAGATATAAGGCAAGTAAAAAATATTCAATCATACCAACAAATGTTTTGCACTAATAGGAAAGTGGTCTTTTAAATGTTTATCTATATGTGTGGCTATTACTCTGGTTTCTTCCTGTGTGTCTTCTTTGATTCTTAAATTTACCACTCTGGCAAATGCCATTAAACTACCAGACCAATACCATTCTGTCATCATATTTTGAGGTAGAATCATTCTAGCCATTTCAGGTGCTATATCTGATTCTAACATATCATTATATAATTCTTTTGACTTACTTACAAAATCTGTAATATCATATTCAATTTCTTCATCACTAGAACCTTGTTTTTTATTCTCTGCTCTTTTACGCCACATAAAAGGTATATAAAATTCTGGTTTATCATCTACATATCTTCTACTTACCTCATTCCAAACCAGACCAACTTGATGTTTGACCAATTGTCGTGCAACAAATACAGGTGCCTTAATTAAGAATTGTAAACTAGTATGACCAAAAGGTGACCAATGATTGTGTTCAGCCAAATACTTAATTAATTTTTCATCTTTCTCATCTATTACTTCTTTTCTTTTAGCAAATGATACACGAGCAGCGTTGACTACCGATAAATCACTTCCCATTTTATCTATTAATTGTACGTTCATACCTCGTTCCCCCAATAATCCCAATTTTTATAAGGTTTATTTCTAGCAAATAATTCTATATAAGGACCATCTACTAATCTTTCTATCTCTTTATGTAGTAAAGGTTTCTTTGAGTGTTCTTCTCTTGGCGATACTACCAATTGTTTTACATCTTTATTAATTCTTTTTGGTCTACCTTTTGTTGCAAGTAAACACATTTCTGGATTGCCTCTAGTCCAATATCCTAAACCTGTAAACATTCCCATATTAGTTTTATTAGTTTTTGCCCAAGTAAAACCTACGGTCTTATACTGAAAACCCCAGGCTTCTATGACATCAAATGCTAAATCTAACATAGGGTCAATAACCCACATCAATAGTACAGAGTTGTCAGCAGATATATCTTTGACAGGTAGATTACATATGTCTAATAACTCCATACAATTATAGTGTTGATTAGGATTTCTACCCTCACCTTTCTTTGACCTTGATTTAAAATACCAAGGTGGGTCGGCGTATATCACTCCATATTTTTTATTCGGAAAGTTTATATTCAAAATTTTGTGTCTCTTCATTTATGTGTACTTGTTTTGCACCGTTTTTAATGTGAAAGTGTGTTGCCATAGGTGTAAGTGGTGATAATGTTACCAATCTTTTAAAATGATTTTGTTTTGCCCATTCACCTAATTTATTTACAATCTCTTTACCTGCACCTCTTTTACGTGACCACACGGTATAAGCAACAACTATTTCGCCTCTTTGACCATCTTGATTGGCCGCTTGAGACATATAATCCATTTCTCTTACCGTATATGGTACTTCAGGACATAATGCTATACAAATAATTGCCTCAATTTCTTCATTATATTTTAAACCAAATATTTTTCTGCCATTCGTAATTCTAAAACCTAAAGTTAATTCAGGTCTTACCGGGTCTTCAGATACATCAATATCATCTAACTCTACTAACTCTGTGCCTTTGACCCATTTAAAAAAGTCATCAACACTATCTTTAAACTTCTTCATCCAAAAAATGCCTCCAAGCTTGCCTTTGGTTCGTGTTCCCAACCGATTGCTTGTAATATAAATCGCATAGGATCCAAAAAGGTCTTCTCAAATTGTGTTTCATAATCTACATATTGTTTTAATTTAAACTCCGTAGGTAAACTAGTTATATAACTTATAACATCAAATTTAAAAGGATTTGCCTCTACTAATTTGATAAACTTAATCTTGTCGCCTTCTTGTATATAAGGAAACTTATTCTGTAAACCAAACTCTTTTATTTGATGATTATATATCAACGCACCTTTAACGTGAATTGGTGTACCTTTGATAAAAATACTAGAATTATCACGATACTTTTTTAAGTTATTACAACTTCTAGGAAAAGCAATTGCCTCTGGTGGCAATTCTTTAAATTCTTTTTTAAATTCTGCAACAAAATTATGTAGGTCTTCTTCAGTTTTACCCATAATAATTTTGATTGCGTCTTTAATTTTACCTCTGCAAACCTGTGGTGTTGATGATTTAACTGCCTCAATACCCATAAGTTTGAGTTTAGGTTCTGACAATCTAATACCTTCTTCATCAATAACATTTAACATATATCTTTTCTTTGCAACCCATATACCTTTATTAGCAATTACTTCTCGTTTCATTACCATTGCATTTTTAAAAGCATTTGAATAGTCGGCTAATTCTGCAAAACATTTTTCAATATATGGTTCTAATTTATTGTCGCAAACTTTACCTATAAAGTCTGTAATCTGGTCATTTGTTTTACCTTTACAAGTTTGTTCTACTAATTTATCTAAACAAACATAAATTGAATCTGTATCAGAGGCAACAATATAATCTTTTTTGCCGTGTGTTTGTAATACTTTATTTAAATATTCATTCATTTTATCTTCTATGAAACGAATAATAAATTGACCAGCAGTTGTAATACCACTTGCCTGTCTTACATCATAGTATCTAAAGTATTGATTGCCTACTGCACCATAAGCTGAGTTCAAGGCAATCTTTCTTGCCCATTGAATATTGTGGCAACGTGAAATTTCTTTTACTAGTTTAGGGTCTTTTGTCTTTTGATATTCTGCTTTTGCCTTCAACATTCTTTTCTTAAATATAACACGTTCATTGTACATTGTTTCCATCATTTCAGGTAGAAACCCTTGACTATCATTCTTAAACATTGCACCATTAGGAGTTAAACAAGCACCCTCTGTTTTTAAAAAGTCAAGTGGTGTATTTGCTAACATTTTATTTACAGATACACCTTTACTAGACGAACCAATAATTTTCTCCGGTGAAATATTATATTGTATAATAATGTGTGGATATAGTGAATTAATATCAAACGACACAATCCAATTATGGCCGCCTAGTTGAGGTTCTTTTACATAGGCGCCTTCATATTTTGTTTCTTTAGAGTGTTCTTCTCTAGGTGGCACAGCTATGTTTTTCTTCATCAAGTGGTTTGCAATCAAGGTATCCCAAACTCTAACTTGCGAAAAAATATCATCATAGTTAACTTTAGATTCATATGCAACGGTCAAAGATAAGTCAATAAGACCTAACTTATCTTCTAATGCGTCAACTATTTCTACGTCTTGAATATTATAATCTACAAATTTTTGAAAGTCTTTTGTATAAAAATCTTTAAATGTTTCATAAGGGTTTTCATTTTTATTTTGACCAAGTTCCAATTCACCAATAAAATCTAATCTATAACTCTCTTGTCTTGTAGGTATAAACCATTTGTACAAGTCAAGATAATCTAACATAACGATACCAAATAATTGATAAACGGTTTGTGGTCTGCCTCTTACTACAATCTCCTCACGATTGATTAGATTCCAAGGCGACATTCTATTTGCAACTTTATCACCTGCAATTAATTTAATTCTGTTCATTAAATAAGGCAAGTCAAAAAATTTAGTATTCCAACCTGTAATAATATCAGGATAGTTTTTTAACCAGAATTTCATAAACTCAAACAACAATTGTTTTTCGTCTCTACATTTTACATAGGTAACATCTGGTCTATCTGTATGATAGTCGCCAACACCCCAAGTTATAATTTGTTTATTAGATTGATTTTTTACCGTAATACATAACAACTCTTCAATAGGATTTTC